GCACAGCGTGAGGCAGATGCTCAGGCTGCCGCTACTGCTAAAGCAGAAGAAGATGCTAAGGCAGCAGCCGATGCAGAGGCTAAGGCTGCACTGCTAACAAAACTAGGAATTACAGAAGACGAAGCAAAACTACTTCTAGCGTAAGGACAACTCAATGCCTTATGGCGATGACATCACCGAAGGGCTGGTCTATACCCTTTCCAACCCTGCAGGATCTACTACCTACTCAGCAACTGGTGAAGCCTACGATGTAGCAATCGCTGGCTTGCCGTTCTTCCTGTTGAACTCTGACGATTCACCATATCGTCGCGTAACAGCGCAGTACCGCAAGCAACAGATTGACCAGAGCCGTGAGCCTGGTGAGCAGACGCTTACTGGTTGGTGGCTACGTAGCCAATCTTCATTCCACTATGGACAAGGTATCAAGTTCTTTGAACCTATCCAGGATGAGTCACTACGCTTCCAGTACACAGAGTCCAAAGGCATCAACGTCTGGACCAAAGGACAAGCAACACTGCTTAACTCTAGCGAAAGCCAGCACACAGTCACTGGTGGTATTCAAACCAATGGTCGTCCGTGGCAGTATGCCCGTTCTATCCAATGGGACAAGGACAGCAATACCTACAACGGTGTGCTTCTATCTGATGAGTATGACGTAGATAAGATCTTCCCTGCAATCACTGTCTCTATTACTAACAAAGCCCTTACTACAAATGTAGCAACGCTGACTACCAGCGCAGCACACGGTCTATCTACTGGTATGCAGATCACAGTTTCAGGCGTGGATGCCACCTTTAATGGTGAGTATCGCATTACATCTGTGCCTACAACTACCACCTTTACCTATGCCAAGACTGCCAGCAACGTAGCATCTACTGCCGTTAGCCCAGCAGGAACAGGTGTGGCTGAGGTTATCCACTTTATTGACTACATCTCAGGTACAGACTACCCAGTACACGCAATCTGTGATGATGGTGTCTTTGCCTTCTGGGTTACTAACGTACTAGCAAGCGGTACGCCACGCCTTCGTGTGTATAAGAAACTGCTATCTGATGATAGTTCAGTATCACCTACGCTGATGTTTAGCAACAACGGAATCACTGTTACTAACGCAGTGATGGAGTACACCAAAGAGCGTATCGTAATGTGTGTCAACGATAAGGTCTATGAGTTTTCATCAACTGCATCTGCTATGCCAACAGCGGTCTATACACACAACGACCCAGACCACATCTTTACTAGTATCACATCTAGTGGCGCTGCTATCTATGTCTCAGGCTACTCAGGTATCCAGTCCAACATCTACAAGTTTACCTTGTCTACTGCAGGTGCTATGCCTACGCTGACTTCTGCTATCACAGCAGCAGAACTACCAGTAGGTGAAATTGTATTTAAGATCTCTTACTACCTGGGCAATATGGCTATTGGTACTAGCCAAGGTATGCGTATGGCAGATGCCAGTCAGTTAGATGGTTCTATTACCTACGGCGCTTTAATCTTTGAATCAGACCAACCAGTCTATGACTTTGCTTTTCGTGACAGATACATCTGGGCAGCATCTGGTGTTGATGGTCAGGTCGGTGTAACTCGTATAGATATGGGTCAGCCTCTAGGCAACCTTCAGTTCCCTTATGCCTATGACTTGTATGACCCAGCAGATACATTGGCTCATCACACAACAGCCTGTGCTTTTCTGGGCGATACCTACCGCCTTGCATTCTGCAACGCTGGCAATGGCTCAGATGGAACTATCTATATCGAATCAGAATCTACCCTGTTAGCAGAAGGTTTCTTGCGTACAGGCTATGTACGCTACAACACGCTAGAACTTAAGATCTATAAGTTAATGCAAGCACGTGTAGATACCACCAATGGTGGACTACTGATTGACTCTGTTGACTATGCAGATAACTTCTTCCGCATCGGTACCTTTGCTCAGGAATCTACTGTGCCAGAGGTCAACATCAACTACCCACAGGCATCTCAAGAATACCTTGGCTTCCAGTTCACACTGACTCGTTCATCTACTGATGTAACTAAGGGACCATTGTTTACTGGTTACCAGATTAAGGCACTGCCTGCTATTCCACGTCAGAGACTTATCCAGTATCCACTGTCTTGCTTTGACCACGAATCAGATCACTTCGGAGTTGAGATTGGCTACGAAGGCTCAGCCTATGTGCGTATGTCACAGTTAGAAAACATTGAAAACGTTGGTGACACAATCCGTGTTGAAGACTTTAGAACTGGTGAGTCATTCATTGGACTTATCGAAGAGTTGGACTTTAGAAATGCAACACCATCAGATAAGCGATTCACTGGTTATGGTGGATTGCTCTTAGTAACCATAAGGACGGTATAATGCAGGCACAAGACTACGCAACACTTACTGTTGCAGTAATGACAATCATAGGTGGCTTTGCTGGCGCAGTGCGCTGGATGGTTAAGCACTACCTATCAGAACTTCATACAAATGGTGGCACATCCTTGCGTGATGCCATTGATAGGCTTGAAACTAGAGTTGATGATTTGTACAAGTTAGTTGCGGAGAAGTGAATGAAACCTGTAATGAAACGAGCCACACCTGCCGCTATTGCTGTCCTTCGACAAGCCACAGCGATATCGCCTTCTCGGAAGAAAGTCTCAGATGGATTACTACCATCGGCAGCACACATCAATCAAAATCCTGATTCAGACCACAACACAGGTTATGCAGTAGATCTAACGCACGATCCTGTTAATGGGATTGACTGCGTTGATATCTTTGAGAAGTTAAAAGAAGACAAGAGAGTTAAGTACCTGATATTCCAGGGAAAGATCTGGTCTAAAGAAAAGGCTAAGCAAGGCAATAGAATTTATACTGGTAGCAACAAGCACACCAAGCATCTTCATATCTCTATCAATGATGGTATGGGTAACGATACAAGTCCCTGGTTCTGGTGGATGAATCAACCAAAGATTATTAACCAGATCAGAGCAAAGACAATTCCTGCAGCAATTAAGAAGTTGCCAAAGGAAGAAGTTTGTACCTGCTGTAAATTGCACGGTGCAAAAGCCTAATCCCCCTAGGAGGAAATAATGAATACAGAAACAATGAAAGCAATCGCAGTTACATACTTGCGTGCAGGAGTGGCATCAGTGCTGGCCTTGTACCTTGCAGGTGTGACAGATCCAAAGGCTCTGCTTATGGCAGGAGTTGCAGCAGTTGCAGGTCCATTGCTAAAGGCAATAGATCCAAACGCTACAGAATTTGGACGTGGGTCTAAGTAACCCACTAGCGCGAGGCAATAGAAAGAGGCCCTTATCCCTTCGGGGAGAGGGCCTCTTTTTTGTCCCTTAATAAAGTCCAGAATTATAGTTACCAGATAAATGAGTTTTTAATCTGTGACAATTAGCACAGAGAGTTCTCAGGTTTGCTGGATCATTATTAAAACGATCACCGTCTATGTGGTCTACGTCCAGTTGGCTGATGTGTACTGGCTGGAAGTTACATTCCTCGCAGTACTCTTTGCGGTAAGCGTGGTAGGGAGAACGCGCCTTCATCTGGTTGATCTTATAGATAGTCTTGCAACGGTATCTACCTGATACTGGCTTAGACTTATCTCGTATCTTTATTCTTGTGGGGCCACAAACTGAGCACAATCCTGTGCGTTGTTCTTCGTTAACCTCAGAGAGTCTGTGTTTCATCTTTGTCTACTGGACAAGGTACGGTAACTATGTTGCCACAGTTAACACAGGTACCATCAAGAAAGTACCAGACTAGTTCGTGATCTTCAAAGGATGCCATAATGGAAAAGACTTGTGAGCCACAGGTACATACGTGTACTGGACCAAGACCTCGTAGATCAGTACCAAATTTGTCTGGTAATTTAGGTCTAAATTTGGCTCTAAATTTCGGCAGCCTTGGTAGACGGAACCGCACAGTCAGTACCAAACCATCGTGCCCCCTCGGGGCACCCTGTTTTATCTCGCCTCACGGCTCGAATTATAGCGCCTAGTATGTGTCGCTATGCGACGACACGCCGATACCCAGTGATAACATTCCACCTATGACAACCATCGCAGCGCTTGAGGGTATTGACTATGCAGTACTCGTCGCAGATTCTCAAATCACAGAAGATAATCTCGTGACGTTAGCAACTAGTACACCTAAGATCGTTGAGGTTGGTAAGTATCTCATCGGTATCTCAGGTGATACACGACCAGGTGACATCCTTGCCTACAACTGGAAGCCACCGCTCTATCGTGGTGAAGACCCTGCACAATTTATGGGTAAGAAGATCATTCCCAGTATTAACCAAGCATTTACAGATAACAACTACGACTACAACAAGGTGGACAAAGATGGTGGCTTCGATTATCTCATTGCTTTTAACGGTAATATCTTTCGTATTGCTTGTGATCTCTCTTTTTTCCAAGCAAATCACGGAGCGTACGGTATTGGTAGTGGGGGCCAACTTGCTCTTGGCTACCTGTATTCAATTGTCAAACCTGATATGGACCTAGCCTACGCCAAGCGACACGCACGAAAGGCAGTGGAGATTGCGTCGGTACTTGACGCGAACACTGGCAAGCCCATACAGTTAGTGGTCCAGGAGAGGATGTAGCAATGTACAAAGAAAAAGACTTAGGAAAGATGTGGCTGTCTTACGGTCATAACTTTAGGCAAATAGGTTTTGGTTTATTCATTGATAAGTACCGTATCAGTATTGATGTGCTGTTCTTTTTTGTAGTGCTGGAATACAAGTGAAACTATTAAAGAAGATTCGTTGCTGGATCTGGGGTCACGTATGGTTCTGTGATAGCGCTGGTTGTGTTTGCCTAGAATGTGGAGTGGAGTTCTAATGGAGTTCAATACATTTGATTACGTAGAACCTGAGTTCAAGAACGTCATAGCAACAGGTGAATACGCTGCACACTACTGGTTTGAGCAGGGTTGGAAAGCGTGTAGACTTGCTTTCTTGTTGCACAAACAAGCAGAAGAGGCTGGAGCATTTAGAGTATGACAGATCCCAAGGAACTATTACTAACTGCATTACGTGCAGGTGATGCGAAGCGTTCACGTTCTACACAGGTACAGATTGGTCCATCAGAGTTAGGTGGTTGCCGTCGTAAGGTCTGGTATCGCCTGAACGATCAACCTGAAACTAATGAGAACGAGATGAAACTTGCTGCGATTATGGGTACTGCTATCCACGCAGAGATTGAACGAGCACTAGCAGACAACCCAGATGTAATGATTGAAACAGCAGTTGAGTACAACGGTATGAAGGCACACATTGACTGCTATGTACCAGGTACTGGTGATGTCATTGACTGGAAGACAAGCAAGGTGAAGAACCTTTCCTACTTCCCATCAACACAACAACGCTGGCAGGTGCAGACATACGGTTATCTATTAGCAAAGAACGGTCACGATGTAAAGCGTGTATCTCTAGTTGCTATCGCACGTGATGGTGATGAACGTGATGTCAAGGTGCACACAGAAGATTATGATGAGAGCATTGCACTGCAAGCGTTGAACTGGTTGGCAGCAATCAAGGGTGCAACAGAAGCACCAGATCCAGAACGGGATGCAAGTTACTGCAAGTTCTACTGCAAATTCTACGATGCATCAGGTGAGATGGGATGCGTTGGTATAAAAAAAGAACATACGGCAGTCAGTGATGTAATCATTGATGATGTTGATATTGACAAGAACGCACTGTTGTACTTACAGTTAGCAGCGCAGATTAAAGTACTAGAGAAGGAACAAGATTCATTGAAGACTTCTTTCGAGGGACTACTAGGTACAACACCTAGTGGAATAGAAGTCAGTTGGACAACTGTCAAGGGACGTGAAAGTATTGACAGTGAAGAGGTAGAAAAACTTATTGGGTATGTGCCTAAGAAGTTTGGTAATGAATCACAGCGGTTACAAATCAAACAAACTGGAGGAAAGTAAATGGCAACAGAAGGTACAAAGTTTCAAATCAATTACAAGTTGAGTGATGGAACACTCATCAATCTTTATGCAGCAAGTGCAACAGAACTAGAAGCAGGTCTTGCAGACCTTGCTATGAATGCTGCAAACATTCGTGCGACAGGTTCTGAACTAGTGGGTAAAACAAATTACACTCCAGCACCAACAGTTGCATCAGTTGCTGATGCTTTCAATGCAACTCCAGTTGCTGCACCTGCACAACCACAGGTTGTAGAAGGACAAGCACCTACCTGTAAGCACGGTAATATGACATACCGTACTGGTACCTCAGCACGAGGACCTTGGAAGGCGTGGATGTGCTCTTCACCAAAGGGTGCAGTAGATAAGTGCGACCCTATCTTCCTAAGATAATTAAGTGCGGGAACCTCGTGAGTACGAGAACCCGTTATGTGCAGAGGTAAGTGGTGACTTTTGGTTTCCAGACACTAAGGCAGATGTTAATGCTGTACAAGATGCAATAGCAGCAAAGAGTATCTGTCGTAGATGTTCGCATAGAACAGAGTGTGCTGAGTGGGGTATCCGCAAGGAGTACTACGGAATATGGGGCGGTCTCACTCTTAGAGAACGTCAAGTGATCCGTCGCCAAAAGGGTATTAGGATTCATCAGGAGGAAGAGGATGCTTAATCTAAAGCGGGCGATGGGTGGTAGCCATACCAAGGCTAAACCTTTGCCCGATGTATGGACTGGCTTAGTTGGTGAGTCCATCAAGTTTAGACGAGGGCAAGTATGTATGGTTGCAGCAGCACCTAATGCTGGTAAGAGTATGTTTGCTCTTGTCTATGCTATTAGGGCTAAGGTTCCTACACTTTTCTTTTCTGCAGATACTGATACTGCAACAGTATTGATGCGGTCTGCAGCGCAGATCTCAGGACATACACAGTTAACTGTTGAATCTAATATGGATTTCAAAGAAGATTTCTACAGTGAACACTTATCTAAGATGTCACACATACAATGGGTATTCGATTCAAGTCCATCATTAGATGACATTGAGTTGGAGATTAAAGCCTACGTTGAACTGTATGGAATAGCACCTGAGTTAATTATCATTGATAACTTAATGAATGTTGCTGCCGAAACAGATAACGAATGGGCAGGGCTACGTGCAATTATGATGGAGTTGCACGATATGGCACGCAAGACAGAGGCTTGTGTCTTAGTACTCCATCACGTCAGCGAGCAGAGTGAATACGGATCACCCAGTATGCCACCTCCGCGACGAGCAATACACGGAAAGGTAAGTCAATTACCTGCGCTGATACTTACATTGGGCTATGACCCAGGAGAAGGTATGTTGCGTGTGGCTGCGGTTAAGAATCGCTTTGGTCCACACACTGCAGATGCTTCAAGATGGGCTACACTATTTGTTAACTTCGCAGCGTGTCAGATAGGAGATCAAGATGCACAAGGCAGAGCATACTTGCGTGCCTAATGGCTAATCCCAATGGGCGTAAAGGTTCTCAGTTTGAGACAGATGTAATGAAGTGGCTTCGCAAATGCGGTGCTATGGCAGAACGTTTGACTAAGGCTGGGGCAAAGGATGAAGGCGACATCGTTACTGTTATCGCAGGAGAAACTTACATCCTTGAACTCAAGAACAGGGCAACGCTTTCATTGCCTGAGTTCTGGAGAGAAGCAGAAGTTGAGGCGCTTAATTATGCAAGTGCACGTGGTCTTGGGGAAGTTCCATTGCATTACGTCATCGTTAAGCGCCGCAACTCTGGAATAGAAAATGCCTGGGTCATTCAGGACCTAGCACAATGGTTGAAGGAGAAACAATAATGCCAGTACCAGAAGGTGAAATCACCACAACAGATATCCTAGTACCAGAAGAAGTAGTTGAAGATTCAACTACTGAAGAAGAGGCAGATGATAGTACGCCTGAGCAGGGATGAAGTAAGAGTCTGTACACTGCTTGCAACAGAGCGTTGGCTTGCTAAGTATGGGTCAGTAGATAGACCTAACTATGCAGAGGGTAAGAAGAACGGCTACTTAGAGCACGAACTTCTTGCCAATGTGCGAGCCAACGTTTCTGAGTGGGCAGTTGCATCAGTAACTGATACTGCGTGGAACGTACCGTGGTATCCCAATGAACTACATCCTCGTCGTGCTAAGTTGCCTGATGTTGGTGTTAACTTTGAGGTACGCACAGTACGCACACGTGATTCGATTCCTTTTTGGAGCAAGGACGAGGGCAAGATCATAGTAGGAACTAAGATTATTGATGAAGATTATTACTCACAGGTTGAAGTCTATGGTTGGTGCAACCCTGCTGAGTATGCAACATCCCAGTATCGGGATGAAACTATTAGCGGATGGCGTGTTCCAGTAACTGAACTAAAGGAGTTCAAATGATCTGTGAAAACTGTATCAAAGCGGGCGAAGAGAATACTCTTACCCATTACAAACGTTCTAGTAATTGGCACGAGAAGTGCAACGACAAGGGGTGTGTATGTCAACACAAGACTGGTCCAGGGTACGTAAAGCGGGCAGGTACAAAGGTGCCGTTGATGCAAACTCAATCCCCATAGGGACAATTGTTCTGCATTATGGAGGGGAAGTACGTGAAGGTAGGTCTGCATCAGTAAGATGTTGCATCCATCCTGATAAAAGAAGAAGTGCTGTCATCAATACCTATGACAACTTGTTCTTCTGCCATACCTGCGGTAAGGGTGGTAACGCAGTCAATGTTGTAGGTATCATAGAGAACTTGGAGTTTAAGGATGCACTCGCACGAGCAATTGAGATCGTTGCTGGAAGCGGTCAATCACTACAGCAAAAACCTGGACGCAAGGGCAATAGAGTACCTCGAAGGACGTGGGATCTCTGAAGATGTAGCCCAACAATTTTCATTAGGCGTAGTAACAGACCCAATCAATGGTCACGAAACGCACGCGGGCTGGCTTTCTGTGCCCTATCTGACAGCCCTTGGTATGTGTGTGGGAGTAAAGTTTCGCAGGTTAGATGATGGCAAGCCTAAGTATGGTGCACCGACAGGACAGAAGGGTCACCTCTATAACGTTGCTGACATCACCATTGATTCATCTGCTGTAGTTGTATGTGAAGGTGAGTTAGATGCAGTAGTTGTATCAGGTATCTTAAACATCCCAGCAGTAGGAGTACCAGGAGTGCAGGCTTGGAAGCCACACTTTAATAAGTTGTTTACAGGCTATGACACGGTGTACATAGTTGGTGACAACGACATCAAAGAGGATGGCACCAACCCAGGTGCTGAGTTCTCACGCCGTGTGTCACAAGAGGTAATGAACTCACGCATAGTATCATTGCCCGCATCAATGGACATCAATGATTACTACCTTGCATACGGTAAAGAAGAATCGTTGAAATTATTTGGAGGTGTGTGATGTATGACAATGACAGAAAACGAGTGGGTCATAATCTTACAGACTTTGCAGCATATGGGCTTTCACATCTTGCACCAGGACAGGATGAGCCAGACAATACTGATACGCCCACAACCAACCCGCTAGTAGATCACGCTGCTGTTACTGGCTATCGTGCGCTAGGTGTAAGCACTGAGGACTTAACATCTTTCATTGAGTCCTTCGCATCTCTTCGTGCTATGCGAGTTAAAGGTGTGGGTCACGACCAATACTCACACGCTCAGGGTCAGAAGTTTGAAGCCTTCACCACATCAGATACCATCAGAGAATTGATTGAAGAGTTAGCAGATGCTAGTAATTACATTGACTTCCTTGCTATCAAGTTACTTAACATCCAACACACTATAGATCAGGTGCTACCAGACTGTGACTAAGCCACATCCAATACTAGATGACCTTGTACCTAGTGTAGTAACCATTGTTCATCGTCGTTACCGTAAGTATGTAGACCGTGCTGATCTAGTGCAAGAAGCATACGCTTGGTTGATGACACGTGTGTCCTACTTCAATGACTTACTCAACGAAGAGGATGACACAAGACGCCTTATCAACCAGAAGCGTGTGGCATTTCAGATGCGCCGTGCCATTGAACGGTATGCACGTAGGGAAAAGGCTACTAGGTCTGGGTATCAGACCAATGATGAGTCCTTCTATGATGTCATCACCATCGCACAACTCTTGCCGTATGTAATTGCAAGCGTGGTCAATGATATTGCTATCGAACAAGCACAGAACCTAGTCAATGATGGCACACCACGCAAGCCAGCAGCACCAGCAGAAGGTGGCAACCTATTAGCCACACTCATCGACATCAAGAAGGCATACGAGTTACTAGATGAGGATGAGAAGAACATCCTACGCCTGCGCTATCACGAGAACTACACACTGCAACAGTTGAGTGAGACTATCGAGTGTGCTATCTCTACTGCTGATCGTAGATGTGGCAACGCACTACGTAAACTACTTAACTTTATGGGAGGAGAGTCTCCTTACCAATGATGTATGACTATCGATGCACTGACTGCAATACTGAACTAACTATTGAACGTAGCATCCACGAAGAACCACGTGAACCATCCTGCTTTGAATGTTACATACCAATGGTCCGTAAGTGGGACTCACCAAGCATCACCTTCAAAGGCAAAGGCTTCTACTCCACGGACAAATGAAGAACCCCACTACGGAAGGGTGTAGTGAGGTTCTTCGTGCCCGAAAGGAGGATGCACCTCAAACTGTATCAGTACCAGCCTCGTCTGTTGCTATGTTGGAGAGCGCGACACGCAGATTTTCCGTAGCGATGACCAAGGTATCGTAAACCGTGAAGGATTTGTAATTCAGGTTCTCCACTACGTTCTCCAAGGAGTTGAGCAATTCCGTAAGCCGTGCTTCGCTTGTTGTCTGCGAGGTGGTCAAACCTGCTCTCACGGGTCCAAAGGGTGACAAGGCACCTGATCTGCTGTTGGTTGTAGCCGAGTGCTCGTGCGTAACTAACTGTAAGTGCCTTGTTCTCACGCTTCTCCTCCATCGTTGCCTTCGTCCGTGCCTTTATCAAGGGTATCTTTGAGGACAGGGGCACCTCGTCCGTCTGCTGTGCGGATACGAACACCGACAACAGGAATAGTATTGCCGTCAAGGTCAAGCCACGTTTTACCTTCTTGTTCATCTGTCTTCTTCTCCATTTCAAGCAACTGCTTATAGGTATCAGGGTATAGATGAGCAAGGCGCACCAGCGCACGATCTCTTGCCCTTCTGTAGTTACGTTGGCGTACTGCTTGGTTTGCAGCACCACGCAATCTCTTATTCTCCGCCTCCATTATTTGTCTTGTCCTCCCATACGATTAGAACATAGGCTATCAACATCACCACAATAATTCCTAATATTAGGCTCATTGTGCACCTGCAAGTACGGCATAGACAATCTTTGTGATGTCAATGGGTTCAATTATCAACCGCGCATCCTCCTCCCCTGCTTCCCAGCAGGACACCAATAGGCGTGAGTTCAAGGGTGATTGGCGTAGCCATTGCACCGCACTATGCGGATCTTCCCCGCCCCATACTGCGTTGCCTTCCTCTGTTGCTATCTCGTAGAAGTTCACGAGTTTATTCTTAGGATGGAATCCCACCACGTTCTCACTCACTTGTTGCCTCCTTCACAATAGGGCACGGATAGGGTATGTATGTACTAAACGAACTACACTCTGTGCATAGCCCGTAACTAGAGGTATGCCTCTCCAGTATTAGGTCGATGTTATCTTTGGGGTAATGCGCCAGGGTAATAAACTCTTTACTCATCTTCTCCTCCTCCTTCGTTGAATGTATCTACCATAGACAGGGCGTAGGTCATACGCATTAGGTTCATCCCTGCCTCCTTCTCTGTCTCTTCATCTTGTATCTGTATTAGTGCAAGGTCACGACATAGGTCAGCCTTTGCTTGCCAGTATTCTACCGTAGGCTTAGACATTAGAATCCTCCTGTTTTAATTGTGAAGATACCAAGATCGTGCCATTGACATAACTCCAAACCGCTGGATCTACGTCGCTTTCCACCTCTGTTACCACTATCCACTTAGACATTACTAACCTCCGTCAATTCATAAAAGTATTCCGCCTTGTTATCCTCGAAGGTATGGTCATCACGCTTAGCGATAGCGTAGGCGCGGGCTTCTCCTTCTGTGTCAAACTCATCTACCAATCTGTAGACTACCTTAGATACTGCTATCTCATACCGAGTCATCTTCTACACCTTCCTTTACTAGGTCGTTGATCGTCTTCTCCACCTTGTCCGTAGGTAGTTCAATCTTAGATAGCGCCTCACCTAGCGCCGTGCGCCAGTTGCTACCTCCTCCTGTGGCAAGTTGCTTAGGCTCATCACCTGCAAAATCCCACAGTTCTATTTCATATTGCTTGTTAGCGGGTGCAATCACCACGGTGAATACAAACTGCGCCATCTTATCCTGCTCACTCATCTATTCTGCCTCCTTTGGGCAATCGTTGTACGGGTTCTCTTGTCCTTCGTTGTCCTCACACATACACCAGTTAAATCGTTCAACCTGTGTTGCGTGTGTTAGTTGTGCCAACTCAGCCCAACTCATAGAGTCCTGCTCACTCATCCTTTTATCTCCTCTACTTTGATGGCATTACTTAGGGAAAACCCTACTCGATTTCCTCTTGTCAGATACCAAGCCTCATTGTATCTGTGGATCCATCCCCATTTTGTCTTACCACTTGCGAAAGTAACCTTTACCTTCGTTTTATTCTGTGCATATTCTTCTAACTCGGTCATCTTCTGCATATAATCTTGCAAATTATTTGTCATCATCCCCTCCTTCTCCCTTGTGCATCATCTTCTCCATCCAATATGCCACGGTGACAATTGGTAAACCATATAGTAACAGTAAGCCCCATAGGACTATCGCATCATTGACCATCTTCTCCTCCTCCTTCACAGATACATAACCATTCTACTTGCCCGCAATCCTCGCAGTAATCTCCCATTACATACTCCTAAAGATATAGCCGTCGTTCTCCCAGTAATCTCCCATAAACAGGTCACGCTCGAATTTCTCGTAATCAAAGTATGTCACAACCCATTGCGGGACATCCTTTCCTCCTAAGTAACACTCATCTGCTAGTTGCTCCGCAAAACTCTCGGTACACATCTCGCCCTGATAAGCCTCCTCGAACTGGTCAATCCAATCCTCCCATTCTAGGAGCGGGGTGTAACTCTCTCCCATATTGTCGCGGTAGGCGCGTACTGCTCCGAGGTCGTGCCCTGCCTCCTCAATCGCCATCACAGCCTCCTCTTCGGCCTGGCTCATCACGTAGGCGGGGTCTGACTGCTTCAATCCCTCGTTCATTATGCCACCTCCACGGTCTGAGCGGTACCGTACTCACGAATGACATCTTCTAACTTGTCAATCGAATCTACATCTATTTCATCTTCGTCGGGGTTCTCCTGTGCAACTGCTCGCGCTAGATCTTCCTCCTTGATGATGAATAGGGTGTCACCTTGTCCTGTCGCGGTGTCAATCGTCCACCAATCGCCATTCTCGTTTGATACATAGTAAACTGCCATTTTCTGCCCTTCCTAGGCTAAGAGAGGCGGGCGGTGTTGCCCTCCTGTCTTGTGCCCCCGTCGGATTATGAATCCGTAGCCCGTAGCGCGGGGGCGGTCTTGCTTAGACCTCGCAATCGTGCCCGTAGTACCATTCTCCCGCGTCGTCCTCATCTAGCAGATTGAAGACCCGCGAACATTCGACGCATCTCGCCTTGGTTTGAATCGTAATCATCCTATTCTCCATTCTGTTTTTGATGTAAAGTCTCTCCCGCACGTGTCGCACACCTCTTGCCCGTCGTGATAGCGGTGCTCACAGATTAGGCATCCGCTTAGGCAATCGCCTAGGTGAATCGTCGTCGCCATTACTTCACCCCGCAAGCGGTCAAGAATCGGGCGCGGTCAAAGCGTGGATTGTCCTCTTCAAGAAGTGAAGAAAGAGTCAGGGCTAGAAACTTCAGGGAATTAACCCCTGCCTGATTATTGTTGAAACTCTGTTCATAGTTGATAGAGCCCTTTATTGTTTCTGCTATCATTACGTAATCTTTACGTGTCATTTCTTTATTCTCCTCTTAGGTTAATTCAAACCGTTTGGCTTGATGAGATAAATATATACGGGTGTCTACCCTATGTCAAGCCCAAACAAGGGTTTTTTGGTCACGATTTGATAACGTTTTGCTGAATGAATCCTGAGAATAACAAGGGTTAGCCGTGTCGATATGTCGACAATTCAATAGTCGATTGGTTGAACTTTCAACTACTTAGCAGGATTCAACAAGGTAGACAATTAAGGGTTGAATGTCTAAGTTTATTGGAGGAGTTTATTATTGGACAGATTAGTTTGATATGTCTAGGTGCCGAAAGTAGAGCCCTCCCGTTTACTTTACATAATACTTATCCACAGGTTTATCCACAGGCTGTGGACAGTTGGCAACGCGGTCGGGCGTGTCAAAAAACGTGACCCCCGTGTGTTAAATCTGACGGCGGGGACATACATACTCCCACAAAAGAAATTTGC